CCTTTTAATTGACTAATGCGTCCATTCTAGACCTGTTTTTTGACTAGATAGACAATTTATTTTCACTACTTAGGGTAAACACCTAGATAAATCCGTTGACCACTTAGTCAATTGGTGTAGGATGTGACCTGTCAACAACCAGCCGCAAGGCACAAAATAGGAGTAAGCAGATGGAAAAATATTCACAAGAATGGTACATAGCACAAGCTGCGCCAGAAATGTACAAATTGCTTAAAGAAACATTACGCACTTTAGAGCAAACAACCAATATTGAAACAGATATAAAAAAAATTCACGCAAAAATTATTAATGTAATTAATAGCATTGATTAAGAAAGAACACTATGTACGGGTACTGGTCAAAGCAATAAATTAACCCACGGGGCTACGGCCCCATCTTTAGGAGATCAATCATGCGCTACCGCGAACACTACACCATCCAACCCGCCATCCGCAAATGGGCAGACATTGCCTTGGCAATTGCCATCGGTGTCGGGCTGGCTTTCTTTTTCTTAATGGGAGTATGAATATGTCCGAAACTATGCAAAAACAAATTGATGAGTTGGTGAAGGAGTTGTCGCCAAAGCCTGGCTCCCTCGGCATCCTGACAACGCATGAGATGGTGTCCCATCTGCGGATGGCAGTCACCAAGGGAACATTAATTGGCTGGGCTGGCGCAGAAAGACTGACTAGCAGCAGATACAAGCAGGATTACGACAACCTTGCCCAGCACTGCAAGCAGCTTGAGCTTGAGATCATGGAGTTGAAGCGGTGAGAAAGCGCAGTTCATACAGGCCAAAGCCGCAGCTACCCAACCCTGTGGCCTGGCTCGTCAATGGCTTTAAGTCTGTATCGCAGGCTGGCATTGTCAACATCCAAATCAAGAATCACCAGGCCATTGACTCGCTGAGAAAAGGAGTTGCTGACCGTGAGGACATTGACACAATCATCGAGGCGTTAAACATTGCAGAGGCACTTCAGCGGCTGGGCATCGGTGATGAGTACAAGGAGGAGGTCAGAGCCGCCCAGGAAGCGCTATACGCCGCCTCTAGGCGCGGGATAGATCGAGAGTACCGCTTTGTGCTTAAAGCGCAGGAATTGGCTGCAATCAATTTGGGTATGGAAGTACACGATGCCCAGATCGAGGTGACTAGCATCAAGCATATGGAGGATGCGCTCAATATGGTCAGGGATGAAATCAAATACCGCCGTGCGCGGGTAATATTGGAGAAAACAGCATGAAGAAATTATTGGAACTACTACGCGAACCCTTTAAGAAACCAAGTCCACTTGAGTTGATAGCCCAGCAGCTTTCTGATGCCCACCTTGAACTGCTACGCGCAGAGCAAGGGGTTGACTATGCAGCCAGCATTGTTTCGTACAACAAGACAGTTATAGAGCGTTTGAGCAAACGGATGGAGGAATACAAATAATGAAACTTGAAACTTTCTCAAAGGCCTCGTTAAGAAGTAAACAAAAAATTATTCGTGAGCCACTTTACACATTGCCAGAAATAGCGGAAAAGTTAGGGATGGAACAAAAAATTATTGCTGATTACATGAGAGGCAAGAGAGATGGTAGGCCCAAACCAGCAAGGGTTAATCACACATTATCGATAAGGACAGGGCATAAACTTTACAAACTATCCGAGTTTAAACTTTGGGTTAAAGAATTAGGAAAATCAAATGAACTGCTGTAATGCAAACGGAGTATGCACCCAAGGCAAGGATTGCGCTGTCCGCAAGGTAAATGATGCCTACATCAACGGCAAGCCTGACACCAATCCATACGATGACACGCTTGGCTCTTTTAAAGATTTGGTTGCCGTGATTATTGTGGTGGCGTGTATCACGCTGCTGTTTTATGTGGTGTGGGGGAAGTTATGACAGGCTATCAAAGCAAACGCGCTGCGGCGCAGGACAAGTTGGACAGCATGGAACGTGAAGCATTGAAGCTGGCGCTTGAGGCGTTGGAAACAGCAGATGAAATTGAATTCTGGAACAAGCAAAAAGAAGCCATCACCGCCATCAAAGAAGCCTTGGCACAGCCAGCGCAGGAGCGTAACTTCTGCCCCCGCTGCGGTAAACGCACAGCAGACTTGACAACGATACACACTTGCACACCACCACAGGAGAACGTATGACTATCGGAAGATTTGCAAATGGCAGCGACTCTAAGCGCAGAGTGCTTGGCCTTGCTGGTGAATGGGAGCGTAGGCAGAAACTTCCAGGCGAAGCAGAGCCTCCAAAAATTTCAATCTGGAAGCAGCCAGTTTACCAGCCTCTAAAGATGGAGACACCACGGCCTGGTGCTAATGACCACCTTCAAATCAGGAGCAGGGGAGTATGAGATCAATACGCGAGGCAAGGGTACTTGACATCCTAACGCGCAAGGATATGACTACCTCAGAACTGTGCGTCCTAGTCCACTGCACTCAGCGTTCAGCGCAGGAACTGCTTGCCAAACTCAAGCGCAAGGGATTGGTGTACAGGTCAGGCTGGCGCAGGCTGCCGTCTGGCATTGCCGCAGTGTTTAGGGCCGGTATCGGGACTGATGCTCCGAAGCCACCACGGGCAACTGAACAGGAACGCAAAAAACGACAACGCGCCAAGGAAACTCAAGAGGATAAAGAGTTTCGCTTGGCGCGGGAAAAGGCTAAGAAGATAAAGCCTAGACGCGACCCAATGACCGCTGCATTTTTTGGTGAATACAAGCCACCCAATCAGATGGCTTCATCTTCCTCAACTTCTTCCTCTTCAACTTCTTCACAATCGTACCAATCATCAGACTCCTCATCGTACCAGTACCAAACATCGTTCTCTACGTCTAGCCAGTAGGCTGTGCCTTCATCATCGTACTCGTACACTTCTTCATCAAAAGACTCATCCAATTCACTCTCAAATTCATCTAAACTTTCTACGAAACCAGCAAGTGCTACTGTCTTCCACAAGTCGGTAGTGGAATATGTAACTTGCTCACCAAAACCAAAATCAATTGTCAGTGTAAATTCCATGATTAACCCCTTAAAAAATGGTGCAGCACGGCGCTGCAAACCAATCTTAAAGTCAATTTATGACAGATTTTCACAGTTTGGATACGTCAATAACTTGTCCTCTAAACTCAATATTACCCTTGTCAAAAACCTGTACAAGTTCGGGTTGCAACAGGTGGCCTTTCCATATTGTGAGAATGGCAAAGCCAGATCGCCAGTTAACTGGGGCATCCTCCAAGTAGTCTATAAATTGCGGCCCAGTAGGCTCGGCAAGGGTTCCAGTATCCACGCCGTACCGAGTGCCGTTAAGATCGCTAAATGGGGATACTTTGAGGCTGTGGAGGTGTCCTGTAACGTATGATTTGCCAGACATTATAGAGTTGTTGTAAACGGCGTGTATGCCGCCCTTCCACCTATGTTTAATTACTACATCATCAGTCGCCCAACACGACCAGGCTGGTGTCCACGCTTGAAAATGATCTTTAAGCGTAAAACCTTTTATGTTTGCAAACTCAGGTACACGATTCGCCAATGTGTTCTCAAAACGCGCATCATGGTTCCCAAGCGTCCAGATCAGCTTGCATTGACGATTGCCTGCTTTGGCTGCTGTCTCTATCTCCTCCAACGAAGCCTCGCAAGCCTTTAATTCACCTATCAGGCTAGGCTTTGTATCCCAACCTATTCGGGGGTAGCGTGAGATGGAAGCACCGTCAAAGGCATCACCGTTGTTGATAACGGCTCTGGGCTTGAACTCTTCAATAGCCCAAAGTAGTCCTTGAAAGGCAGTAGACCGAATACCAGGCCAGAAGTGGGCATCGCTGAAAACGATTACTATGCCGTTAAGAAGGCCAAGATTTGTCCGGACATTGTGCGGAACTGCAGCGTAATCCTTCTGGTACTTTATCCCCTTGGGATCACTAGAGTAAAGATTAATATCTTTACGCTTCTCTAAACTTCTACGTCTTGCTAAAACTCTGCGCTCTGTAATATTAAGAATTTTAGATAGATTTTTTGCTGATTTGTGTTCATTCCACAGTGCAATAAAATCCGTATCGGAACAAGATTCTTGTGCCATACATACCCCAAAGAGTTAATCCTTGGGTTATAACCTATTTTTGTTTCACGATAAAAACAACGCACGTTCATCAATACGCCGATTCTGCAAGCCTTTGAGAATCTTTCCTGCCGCCATGCAATACTTTAAGAGTTCTTCAGCAGCGCCTGCCTTGTCGCCGCGAAGCAGTTTCTGGCGAAGCGTACTACGCTGGAGTGTCCCAAGACCCACATTAAAAGAGAAGCTAACAAGCCCATCAAACTGACCTTGTGTAAGAGGGACAGGGCAGAACTGTTCCACTCCGCGCTCAAAACGGTGAAGGTCTGCTGCAAGAATTCCATCAACTTCCTCCATACTGAACTTACGATTATCTTCTGGACGTAGCGCAAACGCCATACGCTCGTCTAGCTTTAACCGGCCTTGCTCTGGATAGAGTACATGGCCCACGCCTACAGTCCAAAGCAAGGCTGGACAGCGGTACGGGCGCATCCTAGTGCCTTCATGGTGCTTAATCATCTCAAGTGCTTTGTCTGATACTTTCATTTCTTTTGCGTTTGTACGCATCCAACTTTGTACCCAAGTTCACGCCATTCTTTAGCTGCTTTCTGGCAAGCAGACTCCATTTCAAAGTAGCCCACTACCAGAATGCTGTTCATATTGATGCCAGAGATCAGCACCAATGTCCAGATCATTTGCCAAAGGCTCTACCGCCAAAATGGAATGCAATGATAGAGGCAAACAGCGCCTGGGTGTTGCTGTCCCACAGTTTCTCAGCCAGTTGCGGGAACTCGATTCCACGGTTCCAGCCGTAGACAAATAAGCCAACGTCCACGAACACCAGTAGGAAGAAAAAGCCTAGCGTTATGAATGAACGTACACCAGCGCGTAGATTTTTCATCCATTGGCTAGTACCGTCATTTAGCGACTCATCGTGCGCGTAGATGGCCTGCATCTCAGCCACTTGAGCGTTAACCAGGTTCTCGCTTGCCTTGGCTTTGGTTTCTATCTCCAACTGCTCGGTGTGTATCTGCTCAACCCTCTCCTGCGCTTCAAAGCCTGCCTTGCGTAACTCCAATTCGCGCTGAATCTGCATTTGGGCCAACGCTAGTTCGTGCTTCTTGTCCTGCCGGTTTTGGAAGAAATCCAGCAACTTGGGCAAGCCGCCCATGAGGAAAGAAATCAGGGTTGAGAGGATAGTGAGCATGGTTTAGTCCTTTTTGCAGGGGGGAGCATCTTCATTATGGGAAAGTTTTACGCCAGCCAGCAGCCCAATAAAGCCACCAACAATGGTTTGGAATGCGGGGGATATGAGTTTAAAGATTTCGGCATTGTCCACAATGGGGTTGAACAGACCAGCCATCAGAACCCCGACCATTCCAATTACTACAACGCACAGGGTGAAGCTGACCATTAGGGTCACAAAGAACGTAAGTTTTGATTTGATGTCGTTCATCTACTTCCCCTTTAGTCCTTTATCTGATTTGTCCGCTGAGTAATCCAGTAGCTTGCCCAATATTTGGCGCAACACTTCCTGACATTGCACCAACAGAGTACGGGCCAATAGTTGCACGACCAAGCGCAGGCAATAGTTCTGGGATGTCTTTACTAATTACATCGTACAAACTACGCCCAGCAAGTTCCTTGCTGACTCTTTGAAGTTTTTTAGGATCAGTATTAGTTAATATTCGTGTCATTTCATCAGCAACTGCCCTTGTCTGAGCATCACCCAATTGAGCATAGTCACGTTGCAATGCCCTCATTAGGATACCTTGAACACTCATAGCAGGCATTTCACGCGCTGCTTTTCCACCAGCATTAATGTCCTTAATTGCTTTTGTCCGTTCTGCTGTCTGTGAGCCTTGTAAAACCTGTTTAGATGTGCTTTTCATCTCAACTTCAGTTTTTAAATTCTTGATGAATTTTTCAAAAACTTCATCTCCAGCCTGATCCCTTGGAAAAGTAGCCCTAATGACACGCAAGTTTTTGGGGTCATTGATAATTTTTAAGGCAGGATTTCCAGTTGGCCCAACGACAGTTTGGGCTGCTTGAGCACCGCCAATACGATCAAGCAAATTCTGCATTACACCAAGACGCAAACCTTCAAGTTCAGATTTTGTCATTGTCTTCATGTCATTCATTAAAATATCAACGTCTTTAGGCGTTTTCTGTAAAGCACTTCTGCCTTCTTCCATAGCATCCATAACCGCCGTATCGGATGCCCAAACACGCCTAGCATTCTTGTATGTGTTATTTGATGAATCAAATATATCTAGGAATTTTGATCTAGTGTCTTTGACTGCATTTAGTTGCGTAGTTCCAATACCACTAGTAGGACTTTTCCCAGTAAATACTACATCATCTAAGCCCATCTTAATAAAATGCAAAAATGTGCTGTTTATATCAGTTACCGGCTGATTGCCATCTACCGTAAGCAATTTACCATTCTCTATTTTTACGCCTGGTAACTTAACACTTTTTTCAGCGGCTAACTTTACTGCTCTAGCGTAAGCATCTTGAATGCTAGGACGTTCCATCAACGTAACAAGTTCTGGGGTAACTGGTATATCCTTTTTTAATGCTCGTTCATACAAAGCACCGCCAAGTTGAGAACGCGCTTCTCTTAATGCGTTGAACTCATCAAAAAACGCAGCTTTAGAGCCAAAGGCTACTTGTAGATCACTAGTTAACCTAGAGAGAATTCCTTTATCTCTATCAAGCAAAAATTTCTGTGCTTCTTTTTTGCCAGGCCCAGGAATTGTGTTTGCACCATCAAGATAGGAGCGAGTATTTGGGCCTATATCAGCTAAAGTATATGGCTTACCCTTTTGTTGAAGTACATAAGCAATTGCCTCATCCACTCCCCCAACATCGGAAATTAACGTTCTTGCTTCATCCGTACCAAGGCGTTGAGGTGTATCAAATATTGATTTAACTATGCCACGGTACATAGCACCGCCAGCCATGCCAACACCTTTAAAAAGTGGCATAGCAACAAAGGCAGTACCAGCTCCTATACCAGCAGTTTTAGCGGACTCAGGACTAAATAAATCAGCTTCAGACTCACCAAGACCAGCGGTAGCACCAGCAGCAGTAGCAAGTCCCATTTGCGGAACAAGTCCTGCTGGGCCAATAGGCCGTCGAGCAATAATAGATGGTGTTGCTGCACCAGCGATATTTGCTCCGACTGAACGGACAGGATATTGTGCAGAGTATTCTTCTAAACCAATTCTTTCTAATGCAGTCCCAACATCTGATGGGGATGGTGCGGGTTCACCTGGCGTAGCACTACCCAATTGCTTGGCTACATTAGCTGGCCCAGGAC